TCCCAACTATCACAATGCCAATCGTAGTATTGGTTTAGTTTATATTTTGTAAACTGACAAGATTCAGATCTGTCCCATTCAAAATTCCAACCAGCGTTTTTATTTGCTTTATGAACATACGGGTGTAATTCTTTATATATCCACGTATCATTAAGCCATACTAAATCAGAGTTTCGTTTTCTTTTTAAATCTAATACTTCTTCTTTTTTTAATTTTCTATCACCATAGCCACCAGTTCTAGCCATAACTTCTTTTTGTGATTTAGCATACTCTATAACATCATCACAGAATTTAGGTGTTAATACACCACTAAAGTACCAGTAGTAATTAGATATATTCATACTATTTCAATCCATCCTGTTACAATATATTTTTCTTGAGTGTTTGATATAATTCCTCTGTGAGGATGTGTAAACTCTGCTGGCCATATTGCAAGTTTGCCTTTTACCGCGGATAAAGTTATATTTTGATAAGGAAATTCTGTACCACCTTTGTTAGTAACTGTATTACAATAAAGCATATAAGCTAATTGTCTTGTAGGAGCAAGTTTTCCCCTTTCATAATGTAAAGCAGGATATCCTTGTTTAGGTTTATAGTATTGAATATTATTACAAATGTGAGTTCGTAGTTCTTCTTTAATATTATATTTTTTAATATAAGAAGTTAAACATTTACTTAATTCTTTAAAAAAAATTATAATGTTTTTGTTAGTAGAACTATTAAAAAAATTAACATCGGTAGAATCTTTAACACTTGTATCTATAAAACCTTGTTTTGAAGAACTTCCTAAACTTCTATACTCTGTATTTTTTTTAAAATAATTAATAAAATTATCACATATTTTATTATCTAATTTATATTCTTCAATAAAATTAAATGTATTCATAAGTTATAGTCTGTACAAAATTTAAACTATCCTTTTGATTATTGGTTAGG